GTGACGGATCCGTTGTATTCTGCAATTCTGCAGCAGCGCCGGGAAATCCTGACTTATCGTGACGCCCTCGGCCTGACGCCGAAGGGCCTGCAGCGTTTGAAGGGAAAGAAAAGCGACGATGCGGCCGCCAAAAGCAAAAACGACATCGGCAGCAAGCTTGATGCTATTTGCGCGAAGGTGAACGCCTATGACAAGTGACGCGCCCCATCTGAAGCTTGCGCTGGATTATGCAAAGTCCGTTATCAACGATCCTGGGCTGCACGAGCTGACGCAGCTCGGCTGCCGGCGCTTCCTCGACGATCTTGACTCCGGGCGTTGGGACTTCCGCCCGGCGCTGGCCGAGTTCTGCATTGAACTTATGCACGGGATTTTCTCGTTCTCTCAGGGCGAGCGCATGGACGGAACTCCCTTGCGCGGCGTGCCCTTCGAACTGATGCCCTGGCACATCTTCTGCACCTACAACATTTGCGGCTTTTACTGGCCGGGAACAGAACTGAGGAGATACACCGAAGCGGACATATTCGCCCCGCGGAAGACCGTCAAGACGATATGGGCAGAAGCGCTGCAGACCTGCCTTGCACTCTGGTACCGGCGATCAGGCTCCAAGGCAAAGACGGTCGCCGGTTCCCTGAAGCAGGGCATGGAGGGCTTCGACTGGCTGGTCTATAACTTCAAGCAGCTCGGTCTGGTCGAGGACGGTAATCCTGAAGGCAAGCTTCGACTGCTGGACAGTTCTCTCGGCCATAGCATCGAGGGCGAGATCTGGGACGGCTATATCGACCTTGAGACGCTGGCTTTTAAGCCGGAGCTGTTCGACGCATTCAACGCGAACCTTGTGCATCTGGATGAGCTTGAGCTATACAAGGACGCCCGACCGTATACGCGACTTAAGGACGGTATGAAAGCGTATTCCAACAAGCTGATCCTCTGCACCTTCACGGCCGGCGACGACGGTACCGGCTTTGCCGCCCAGCATCATGACTACATGGAGAAGATCCTCCGCGGCATAGTCACCGGACCGGATGCCGACCGCACGTTTTGCTTTATGGCGGAGGCTGACCGCCTCCCGGACGGAACGGTGGATTATACAAACCCTGATATCCACCGCATGGCCAATCCGGCATACGGCGTAACCATCCGTCCGGACGATATGCTTGCGGCGAGTCTTAAGGCTAAGGAAAATCCCGCCCTGCGGAAAGAATTCCTTACCCGCAGCCTTAACCTTTTCGTCAGCAGCTACAAGGCATGGTTTGACATTGAGGAGTTCCGCAGATCCGACGCACGCTATAACTGGCAGCTGCCGGAGCTGGCCCGCCTGGTCAAAAGCTGGTTTGGCGGCGCGGATCTGTCCAAGTTGCACGATCTGACCGCCGCGGTCATTGCCGGCGAAATCCCGGCCGCGAAGGCTGCGTGTCCAAATTGGACACCGCCCGAGGACGTGCTTGTCCTGGTACCGCACTGTTGGTTTCCAGTGACGGCAGCCGCCGAGAAAGCCAACCAGGATAACATCCCGCTTTTCGGCTGGCAGGAGGACGGCTGGCTTGATATGCCGAACGAGCCGTCGATGGATCCGACCGAGCCGGTCAAACAGTTCAAGCGCTGGCGGGAAGCTGGCTTTAACATCAAGAAGGTCGGACACGACCGCAAGTTTGCCAGAAAGTACTACACGGCGATGAAGGCCGCCGGCTTTTCCGTAGTGGATCAGCCGCAGCTTTATCTGCAAAAGTCCGAGGGGTTCCGGTACATCGAGCATAAAGCAAAAATCGGCTGTCTGTACTACCTGCACGCCGAGCCGTTTGAATACTGCGTGAGCAATGTCAGAGCACAGGAAAAAGTTGACGATGCGGTGCAGTATGACAAGCTTTCGCCGACAAGCCGCATCGACGTGTTCGACGCGTCAGTATTCGCGACCGTCCGGCTGCTGATAGACGCAGATAAAATGTCGGCTGCCGATCGCTGGTTCGGAAAAACACAGAAGGAGGGTTGATATGCCCCTTTTAAGGAAAAAACAACAGCGCAGCGCAAATTCTCCTCTCGGCGTGTGGATCCTCGGCGGCGGCTCGGAACTGCCGGCCGGGTATCACCGCCTGCTTGACTCCCCGGAGATCGCCGCCTGTATCAATCGCATAGCCGCGATAATCAGCGGCGCGACGATCTACCTGATGGAAAACACCGACAAGGGCGATATCCGCGTGCATGATGAGCTGGCGCGTTTTGTTGACATTGAGCCTTGGCCAAACATGGCGACGCGCCAAAGCTGGATGAACTGGATCGTGACCACGCTCCTTGGCGATGGCGACGGCGAGGCGTTTGTGCTGCCGCGCACCAGTGGAGGACGATTCACAGCGCTTGAGCCGATGCCGGGAGCGGTGTCAATAGATAATCCAACTGGCGGTTACATTGTACAGTGGCGTGGACATACATACGCACCGGATGAGATCCTGCACTTTAGACTGTATGCAGCTCCGGAGCGGCCGTGGAAGGGCAGAGGTGTCCGCGTCCAGGCCAATCAGCTCGCGGCAAGCCTGAGTACCACGTCACAGCTCAAAGATATGCTTAACTCGCCGGACTATAAGCCTCCGCTTATAGTCGCCGTCAATTCCGATAACGCATTTTCCGATGAAGCGGAGCGGGAAAACTTTCGCAAAAGCTATCTTTCCGACAGCAAGGACGGCAAGCCGTGGATCCTGCCAGCAGACCTCGTAAAGATAGAGCAGCTTAAACCGATGTCTCTGACGGACCTTGCAATTAAGGATACCGTTGAGCTTGATAAAAAAACTGCGGCGGCCATATTCGGTGTACCTGGCTTCACACTTGGCATAGGCAGCTTCAGCGAAGCTGAGCATAACCACTCTGTCAGAACGGTGTATATCCCGATATGCCAGGGCATCGAGCAGGAAATGACGCTGAAACTGCTGGCATCGCCGAAACGATATTTTAAGATTTCCCGCCGCCGGCTGTATGCGTACGACCTCAAAAATCTTATCGGTATGGATCTTGCCATGGCTGATCGCGGATATCTCAACGGCGACGAGGTCCGCGCAGATATGGATCTTGACCCCGTCGGTCTGACGGAGCGCACGCGCCTTGAAAACTTTATTCCGACCGATATGGCCGGAAATCAGAAAAAGCTGATACAGGAGGATGAAACATGACTGTCCCCAAAAATGATATCCCCATCACCCGCGCCCGCCGGACGGAATTCACGACCCGCGCCGAGGGCGAGGAGATGATCATAGAGGGCTATTTCGTTGTATTTGAACAGCCCTACTACATAGACGATTACTGCGAGGAGATCATTGCCCGCGGCGCATTTGACAGCGCCGATATGAGCGACGTTCGCGCACTTATCGACCACCTGCCCCATCTTGTGATCGGGCGTTCAACAGTAAACACATTGTCTTTCAGCATAGATGATACGGGACTTTTCGCAACGGTAAAGATCAATGCCCGCGATGCCGACGCCGTGAGCCTCTACGCCCGCACCCAGCGGGGCGACGTCGACCAGGCGAGCTTTGGCTTTGAGGAGGAAGAGGTAACGTATACCGACCTGCCGGATGGACGCATCCGCAGGACGATAAACAAGATCTCTAAGCTTTGGGAAGTCAGTGTGTGTACCTTCCCCGCATATGAGCAGACCTTTGTCAGTGCGCGGTCAAAGGTATCGGCAAATGTCAAAGACCAGCGCCTGAGGGCGCAGAAAGAAAAACTGAAAAGGAGATTTAAACACCATGCTTAAAATTGTTATGCTTCAGAAGAAGCGCACCGCACTGCAGGCCCAGCTTAAGCAGCTGCGCAGCAAGCGCAAGCAGCTCCGCGCAGATGAGACCGCCCTGCAGAAACAGGTCGACGCGCTCGAGGAGATCACCCCCGAGCTCGAACAGCAGATCGAGGATCTGACCACCCAGCAGACCGAGACTGACGACCAGATCGCCGACATCCAGGATCAGATCGACGATCTTACCGAGCAGATAGACCAGCTTGAGGAGCAGCCTCCTGCCGATCCTATCGACGATGGCGGAAATGGCACCCGT